CAATGGCATTAGGAATAGCTATAGCCAAATTAATTCTACAATAGCATGGCGTTATTTAAATATAGAAAATATGGCTGCTATGAATGAAATCAATAAAGCTAGATTAGAACGACGTGTGGCATGCTTATCTATCTTACGTTGTTCTAACACTGCTTCATAATATGATCTTCCGCTTGGAGTTATTTCATAAGTGTTATTAGAAAGAATACCTTCTGAATCACTATGAAAACCATCGGTATTGGTGATGAAGTTTAGTTGTAATAAGTAAGATAATTCGAGTGCCATGTTATAGGCTGATAGACCAGTAATACCGCTTAATTGTTGTGGAGACAAATTACGATGATAGAACTGTTCTAAATAAGAAAAACTTTTTTTATCTAAAAGATATAAGTCCATATACTCACCTCCTTTTGAGAAGAGTATAACATGAGCGATAAAAATTAAAAGAGGTAATACAAATGAAAGATTTAAGACAACCAATGAATGATGGCCAATTACGATTGGTTGAAGATTTATATAAAGAGCCGATTGTAATGGAAGTGATTTCCTTATTAAAACAAAAAGAAGGACTTACATATGCAGGGGCAAATGAAATCCTTCTTAGTGTTTCTACTGTATTAGAGTATGAAGCTACTTATCTTTCAAAGTTACCGTTGCATAAAGAACAGTAATAGGCTCATCTTTATCAACAAATAAGAATGGAACGTTGAGATTAGAACCTAAGAAAACAACATTGTTTAACATGTTAGGAAGCTTTGAAAGTTGCTTTTCATCAAAATGAGAAATGAAATCGACATATAAAAATCTATTCAAGAAGTAGGCAGTGTCATTAGATTGCCAATCAACTAATGATGTCCGAATATTACGAGTTTCAGTAAGTTGTAATAACTCAAGTAACTTTTCAAGTTCGATTGGTTCAAAAGGAATTGGTTTAAAACGATTTTTATAATCTGGCGGAATGATTGGTATGTATGGATTATCTACATAAAGTAGAGATTTACAGGTAATCAATTCACCATGCAATTTACAAAGGAACTCGACTTCATAGAAATCATCAAGAGTAAGTGTTTGATAAATTGCAAATTCCAAGGCTTGTAACTCTTTAATTGTTTTAGTCATAAATTCACCTCCTTTCAGAGTAATTATAGCACTTGAAAGGAGATATAAAGGAGGAATAAATGAAAACCCCATTACAAACACATATGGAAAATAAGTTAGAAGATGGAGGGGAAACAAATATAAATAAAAAAGAGCCACATGATGCGGCTCAAAAAAAGTGGATTATATTTAGATATTTTAATGCTTTGAAATATAACAAAGACCAATCACTAGAGGAAAAATTACAAGACATAAGATATTGCACAAGAGTAAATTTGGGAATGTTTATTATTGCAGTAATCCTAACAATTTTAAATATTACGAGAATATAAAGGATAATATTGCAATTATTATTGTTGTAAATATACCAATGCCAGCTAACCATGCAGCAAATTTACCATATTTAGCAGATTCCTTTGAAATACGAAGACTTTCTTCTGCAAGCTGTAATGCATGATTTTCTTTTTCCAACTGATGCAAAAAATTTAAACCGGACACGGTTAGTTGAAATTCATCAGAATCATCAAAATAATAAGGGGCAAAAAAATCTTTTGGTATAGTTACAAGTTTAAAGTAGGACTGTATTAGAGAGGTAGTATTAGAGATTGCTGATATACGATCAACAGAATAAAAGGGTGGTTCAACTTTCTTTTCTGGAGTATTGGATAAATACAATTGGAGAGTTGCATCGTTCAATATGGATACTTCTGCTTTTAATTCAGCATAAGTTTTTGACTTCCTATTAATGAATAATATTAATTTTTCTAAATTTTCATTGGTTAGATAATGAGCGTGTGAATCAAAGGAATCAAGTTCTTCTTTATAGTTTAAATACTCTTGTTCAATAGATTTTTGCGATAACTGAAAATTAGAAATCGGTAATGCTTTCATAATCCCTATATTTTTTTGGATGGCATTACTAATAGCTTCGGATTTTTTAAATAAGTCATTAGTGGGTTTCATAAAAGACCTCCTTTTAAATAATTATAGCAATAAGAAAGGATTAATAGAATGGAAAGTGTTCAACCAAAGTATGTGCCTATTAGTACATTAGCTAAGATATGGGGACGCAGCAAAATGTATATCTACAGAAGAGTAGATATGATCCGCAATGAAGGAAAGTTTAATGATATATGCCTACAATTAGGACCACAACAAACGCTGGTTCATGTAGATAAATTCGAGGCATGGATGAAGGGCCAGAATATGAAGTGGTTAAAGGGGGCATAACAATGAGAACTAAGTTAGACATTATCACCAATATACAGTTGGTGCTATGGGTAATGATTATCGGACTATGTGGAGGAATAGAGTTTCTACATGGCTGGAATATATTATTAAACGTTTTAATGATGATACTAACAGGGGCAATCATATTCCTGTTAAGCACATTAAAGGGGGCGATGAAACATGAATACAAAAGAAAGAGGGCTTACGCTGCTAGGAAGATACCTAAAGTTCAATGAGACAGAGGTTAATGAGTTAAGAGAAAAAATTAAAAATCTTACTTATAACCGCCAACATCAATTGTTAAACTTTACCATTCTAGGAAACGGAAGAGTAATATTCCTAAATCAAAAACAGGATGGATGGAATATCCGTATCACAGGGAATGGGCCAATACGAGAAGGGCATTTAGCAACAATGGAATCAGTAAGGCGATACATATGGAGTGAATTACATGAGTAAACCATATTGTGCAATCTGTAGTGATACAGGCAATAAAAAAAGCCATCACTACATACATTACTGTAGGAAGGCTAAAGGATCTATTCATATGGAACATTGCGATGCATGTCAGTATTTAGAAGTCAGTCAAGGAGACATGCATTGCAATTATCCAAAGGAAAAAGAAAAGGGCCCTAGAAAAGAGCCCTAATCTAGCACGTAAATTACGCACAAATCCTAACGTAATTATATCATACATGGCGTGCTAATACTAGGAAATACCGATAAAGTCGGTGTTTCCTAATTAACTAGATATAACATATTAACAAATCGACCATGAGGATACATTACGATGAGGAAACGCAGAAAAGTCATATCTAAAAATATGATAGAGGTGCTTGATTATCATACCTCTAGGACATATAGACGGAATGGCAAACGTGTAAAAAAGAAATGCATCACACCAGAAGCACAGAAAAAGCAGAATGAAAAGCAAGCAGAGGCAATGTTGCGTATGTTGATTGATAATAACTTTACTACAAATGATTGTTATCTAACACTCACATATAAAGAACAGCCAGCAACATGGGATGATGCAAAAAAAGATATTCAGAATTTTATAAGACGGCTCAAACGTAGATATAAAAAAATGGATAAAGAGTTGAAATACATTTACGTGGCGGAAGGGAAATCTAGAATCCACTTCCACATGATCATCAATAATGAGGAATTGTATTCAGATGAAATCAATGAACTTTGGCCACATGGTATGCATAAGTTGATGTTGTATCAAGGACGAGCAGAAGATGCAGTTAAATTGGCAAGATACTTTATCAAGGAAAAACGCAGTGCATGTTATTCGGGAAAGGAGAATACCTTCAAGCGTAGATGGAATAGCAGCAAGAACCTTGAAAAACCAAAAGTAAAAACAGAAATTCTAAAACCAAGTGAGTGGAGAGATTATATCCAACCACCAAATGGGTACTATGTAGAAACAGACAGCGTAGTAGAGGATGTATCAGAGGAAGGGTATCCTTACAGGTTCTACAGGTTGATAAAGATTGAGGAGGTAAAGAGTGGAATTACTAGGAATAGGAATCTTCATAGGGATAATGCTAGGAATGGCAATAGTTTCTCTATGCGTAATTAGTAGTGAATGTAAAAAGTGGGAGGAAAAACAAATTGATAAATATAAATCAAGTGTATTTAAGCGGTAATGTAGTAGCTGATGCGGAATTAAGATATACAAAAACAGGAAAGCCAGTACTTACATTTAGAATGGCAACAAATAAATACGTGAATGAAGTGCAAAGTACAAGCTATCACAACATTGTATGTTGGGTTGATGCGGAACTTTATAGCGGATTAAGAAAAGGTGATTTTGTAGCAGTAGCAGGTGAGTTACGTTCTAGATCCTACGAAGATAAAACAGGCGCAAAAAGATATGTAACAGAAGTAGTGGCACAAAACCTTACCTATGGACTTAAACAAAATGAAAGTCAAAGTAATTTTGATGGATACGGAGAGGAAGAAGAAAAGATTCCATTCTAGGAGAAGGTATTAGTATAAAACGAGGTAAATAAGATGAATAAGAAAATGATGTTAGCAGTAATGGTATTAAGTGCAGTAGTAAATGGCGTATATGCAAGCGGTACAAATAATTTAGTAGGTGGAACAGATAATGTGGCAACTGCTAATAGTGCGGCGGTGTTTGGTTATCAAAATGTTGTAAACGCTAATAATGCATTAGCTATTGGCGAAAACAATACAGTGAATGGAACGAATTCTTTTGCAGGCGGTAATAACTCTAAAGCAGAAGGAAGAAACACATTAGCCTTTGGCAGTCATGCAGAGGCATTAACTGAGTACACATATGCGATTGGTTCGCAAGCAAGAACATCCGCATATGATGCGATTGCCATTGGAAATGGCGCATACGCTGGTGGTGTATCAAGTGTAGTAATTGGTAGAAGTAATGCAGTTAGCGGAGATAATACAACAGTAATTGGTGCGAATAATCAAAATGTAACAGCAGGGCAATCACTAATTATGGGTTACAACAATATAACTGGTAATGAACAAGAACAAATCGTGGTAGGGGTAAATTCAAAAACAAGTGGCCAAGGTGCCACAGTGATTGGTACACATGGCCAAGCCACAGGATACGATACAACGGCAATTGGTAATAATACGATTGCAGACAAACCAAATAGCGTTGCGCTAGGAACTAATAGCGTAACAGATGATGCAGTAAATCAATTGCAAGCAATGGTTAATAACACAACATATGTATTCGCTGGTACAGATGCAACATCAGTAGTAAGCGTAGGTAGTAAAGACCGTGCAGGATATGGCGGTGTAAAACATTATGTTCGACAAATTCAGAACGTTGCTGCAGGACGAGTAGATGCATCTTCAACTGATGCGGTGAATGGTTCACAGCTACATGCTGCATATGATGCAATCAATACAATGCGAACAGACATTGATAACGCATTAGATGCACAAGAACAATTCAATACTGCAGTACATAACACATTAGCTAATCATAAGGATGCAATCAAAAACAATACACAACGAATTGCACAAAATACGGATACCATTCAAGCACATGATCGCATGTTAGCAAATCATGAGCAACGTATTGATGTATTAGAACATCAAACACATAATGCTTTAACAAATTTAAAATCAGACATTAGCCGATTAGATGGACGAGTAAATAAAGTAGGTGCAGGTGCGGCTGCATTAGCTGGCCTACATCCTATGGAATTCAACAAAGATGATAAATTCAGCGCATCTATTGCATATGGCCATTACAACAATGCCAATGCAGTAGCATTAGGTTTGTACTACAGACCTAATGAAAAAGTACTACTAGGAATTGCAGGTACATTCGGAAGTGAAAACATGTACAGTGTAAGTGCATCTTTCAAATTTGGTAAACATAGCGAATATGAACCACAATCTAAACAAGGTGAAATTGAAAGCATGAAAGCACAAATTGCAGAATTAACTGCAAGACTTGATGCGGTTAGCAAATAAAACAGGGTGGGCGGTATATCCGCCCTTTCCTACAGGTAGAAACGAGGAGGCAACATGAAACCACTCATATATAAGGGTCTTAGACTAGGAACAAATAAAACAGAATGGGTAAGTAGTGATGAAATAAAGCAAAGCTACTCACAAATTAGATTATTAGCCATACAAAATGATAACTACTCATGGATACCAATTGAGGATGGAACGTTATGCAGAGGTAGTGAGGCGAAAGACTGTACTGGAAAGCGCATATACGAAAATGACATTATAAAGTTTGATTGTAAATCAATACAGGATACTCCATTAGTGGCAGAAGTTTATTATAGTCGCGGTAAATATCAATGGAGGTGTAATACAGTTGCCAAAGGTAGAGAATTAGATTTTGATTTAGCGTTCATTGTAAATAATGGCAAAGTAAAAGTAATAGGAAATAAATTAGAGGGATATGAACATGAATGATAGATATAGAAATGTATGTAAAGCACATGATCATATCGTAAAGTGCAGAACAAAGGAAGGTAAAAGGATATTCATACCACATTATGGGTACATAACAATTCCTTCTGATAAATTACTTATAGCTAGAATAAGACGAAGTATTTACAAGGGAAATAGTGCATTTTATAGATGGGTAAGACAACTATGGAAGTACCATGCAAAGGGTGCAAGTTTAGAGAAGTAGCTTGCCATGGCAAATGCGAAAGCTATTTAGACTATAGAAAAAGACTAGATGAGCAAAATAAAGAGAGATACAAAAAAATTGATACATATAGTTATGTAGGGGATAACGTGAGAGCAATCAGATATAGAATGCGGAAGGCACGATATGGGTGCACAGTAAGAGATTGAGGTGGAGCAATGCAAAGAAAATGTCATAGGTGCGATAGGCTATATACACCAATAGACCATAACACATGGTGTCCAGATTGTATGGCAGGAAAACCTGTAGTGCCACGTAAGACTGTAAAGCAAGTAGCAAAAGAAAATAGAGAACGAATGGAGCAAGCATATAAGTACGCAAGATATTGTGTACAATGTGGAAAGCGTTTTTACACAAACAAAGTCAATAAGATGATATGCGGTGAATGGGAATGTGAAGAAAAGCAACAAAAACAATTAGTACAAGCAAGGCGAACAAAAGAGCGTGCATTAAGGGAGTTATAGAATGATTAGAGTGTTAAGCATATCTTTTGGAGAATATACCAAAGTAACATATATGAAACATAACGGCAGATGTGATGAAACATATCAGCTAAAAACGAAAGACCTATATAGGCCAGAAATGATAAGACAATATGAAAAGATGAAAAGATGAAAGAACTATTTTTGCAATGGTTTCCAACATTTAAGTTTTCAGCACACTTATATTACATGGTAGGCATGGGAGTTAAATATAACAAACATGATGATACATTGATTGATAAGGTAAAAGTAACTGGTGGTCTAGAAAATAAAGCAGGTAGCTTATGTAAAGTAGTAAGTGAATGGCTACCAGTAGGAACGAGTGAAAATAAAATAATCATGGAGTTTCTAAAAGAAGTGGTTATGTTTGTTCAAGGTGAAAGAGCGCAAGGAAAACTTTTTGAAAACACAGAAATAGAAGAGGCAATAGATGCAATTGATGCGGATGATAGCCATGTATTCCATGTTAATGATCTACAAGCTAAAGGAGTAACACAATAATGAATGGGAGATTGATATATGTAGCGCATCCATTTGGTAGCACAAATGGAATAAATTGTGATGATGTCATAAATAGTAATCAGATGGCAATAGATAAAATTATGAAAGAGTTAGTGTTAAAAGATAGAAATAATGTATATCTATCTCCATTACATAATTTTTCTATGTTATATTTTGAAAAAGAGTATGCTAAGGGATTACAAATTTGTTTGGATATGTTAGAAAAGTGTTCAGTATTAATATTATGTGGAGATTGGCAACACTCAAAAGGATGCATTGGAGAATGGGCTTATGCTAATGCAAGAAATATAAAAATATATTCTCTTGAGGAATGGGAAGAATATCTTGATAAGCAAGGGGATATTAGTCGATGACAGGAAGGGAATATTTAATTCAAATCAGAGATACCGATTTGAACATTAGATGTAAGGAGAGGGAAATATTTAGATTGCGACAGGATATAATGAGCCTACAAGCAATTGACTATAGCAAGGAAAGAATTAGTGGCGGTCAACCAATAACCATCGCAGATAAAGTTGCAAACCTTGATGCGGTTACAGATGAGATTATGAGAGAATGGAGCACATACTTTCAAGAAAGAGAACGTGCAAGGTTTATGATTAATCAGATCCATAGCACGAAACAAAGAACAGTGCTGATTGATAGATATATAAACGGCTGCACATGGGAGAGAGTAGCTGAATTAGTAGGATGTTCAAGACAGAATATTCATAATCTACATAAACGAGCAATTAAAAACTTTGATGTAATTTACAAAAAGGTTGCTATTATTTGACACTCAATATATGAGATACTGTATGTGGGCATAAACGAGTTGAACACTACTTGCCTCCTTCGGAAAACTACATAAAAGGGCTACATCACATCGGATGCATAACACGATATGATGTAGCCCTTTTTATTTAAGGAGGAATAATGAAACACAAAAGAATTACCTCACGAAAAACGATACAAGAAGTGCGCTCACAAATATGTGAAGTGTGTGGAAATAGAACAACAATTGAACCACACCATATAAATACACGTGGTAGTGGTGGTGGAGATATTAGAGAGAATCTAATACAACTATGTACACAATGTCATATCAATACTCATAGCGGACAATATCCGACAAAGGAAGATTGTTTAAAGGTAGTAGCTGAACGTGAGGGAATAACATATGATGAAGCGTATGCAATTAATCGTAGAGCAATGGGATATGATGTATGACTAGAATATGTTGTAACAGGAAAAGATGCTTAAATAATAAATATGGAATCTGTACTGCAGATACAATTGAGTATGAGGGAATATGTCAAAGCTATATCACACAGGGTAGCGCAAGAAAAACGCATTGTGGATTATGCAAAAGAACTCATGGCAAGTTAAAGCGTAATAGTAACGCTATATTAAAGTAGAGGTGATGCAATGTTAAAAGCATGTAGTTATTGCGGACGAATACACGAAGGAGAATGTCCAAACAAACCAAAGCGAAACTACCAACAGGAACATAGCAACGCATCAGCAAGTAGAATAAAGGAACGTAAGTTCAGAAGTAGTAGTGAGTGGCAAGACTGTAGAGCAGAAGTATTAGAACGTGATAAGCATCTATGTAGATTGTGTTTACACGAAGATAACTATATTAGTGTAGGCGAACGATTGGATGTGCATCACATTGAACCATTGCATAGTGCATGGAGAAAGAGGATTAAGCATAGCAACCTTATAACATTATGCAAGGCACATCATTATAAAGCAGACCATGGAGAATACAAGGCGGAGTATCTCAAGAAAATAATTAGTACCCCCCCTACCATCAAGAAGTAATTTTGAAAAAAATCGGCAGACCGTACTGCTCACCACAATTTA